AGCACTTCTCATTATTCATACCTCCTATTAATTCGACTCAAAGTTAAATAGAGCATGAGCTTCAGGAAGAGAAACTTCAAGACCTGCTTCGGTAAGAACCATGTCTTTACGTAAATCTTCATCTGCTGACTGTACATTCGTTTGAATGTGCGTGTCTCTATTTACTCCATTGCCGACTAGTGGACGGTAAGCTACGTTATCAAGGTCAACTAAACACATATATGGCGCTGCATGGCCTCTAAATAGAGGTTCTTTTACTAACGTCAAATCACCGTGAATAGTCTCAACCTTCATTACTTTATGCCCATAAGAACCATTCGCTTGCGACATCATAGGATTCGAAGCAGAATAAGCACTTGACATAAAAGTAGATGAACCGTTCATCTTGTTAAAGAATGAAATAACAGGAAGTGAACAAAGCGCAAGCTTTGATGAACTACCACCGCGAGCTGGGTCAAAAATCACTTCAAGGTCTCTTAAGATAACATCGTAAGTTGTTTCAGCATCTGTACGAGTTGTAAAATAACCTTTATCTTCAGTGTATGATACCTGAGTTGTCGCTCCGGTAATCTGAGATTGTGAGTTTTTGATGATGTGACCAACAATACCATCAGTATAGTTGATACCACTTTGACTTGCAGAGTTTCCAAAAAGCATTGCTCTTTCGATGTCCACTTTATGTTCGCGAAGTTTCAGATTCCAAATTCTGTCCCACTCACTGGCATAGCCACGGTAAACCGTTGCTCTTGCAGTATTAGTAAGTTCACAGGCTGTCTTAAAAATTTGACAATACCCATTACCATTTTCTAATTCACGAGACCAAGAATCTGGGGAACCCGAACCTTCTTCAAATGCACTTCCAATGACTGTACACTTTTCACCATCAACAACAGCAGTAGTACTGCCAGTTGCTGCGGAAATTGTACGACCAGTAAAGGTAGTTTCTGTGCTTCCAGCGACTGGAGCAGACTCAACCCGAACAATAGCTGTCTCGGGTTCGTTTGTGCTCGCATTTTTTTCGCCGACTGCAAATACCATACCTTTAATAATCCAATCAGGAGCTGCACCTGCACCGTCATCAACGGTGTAGGCTAGTGTGCTGCCTGCGGCTGGAACAGTATGAGATGCATCAAGTGCAAACGTTCTGTCCGCCATTTGGATTTTATTACGGTCTTTTAACCATCGGAACTGCGGGTCGTCCGTTGCAACTTTAGCAACCTTAGATAGGTACACGAAAAATGGAGATTCATCAGGAGCTAAATCAGCGATTCTATCACTGAAATTATATAGCCGCCTTGATGGTATCACACTATCAATTACCGCACCGGGGTCACCAAACTTTAACGGGCCGGGATTATTATATGTTGCCATATTATATATCCTTCCTCAGTTTATTGTTTAAAGTACGCTATTACGACTACCAGCATTTACAATATTATCCCACATCTTATTTTCTTCAGATTTGGGAGAAGTTGGAGAACCTCCTTGGAGGACTCCAGCTGTACGTGGCTGGTTTTGAGCAGCTTTCACTGCTTGTGCCGTCTCGGGGGCGTTACCTTTTTTATTAACGTCCCTATATAGCTTTACCAGATTCGATAGGCCAACCTGCTCTTTAGGCTGCGTAACAAAACCCATAAACTCTTGAATATCATTATCCGAAAACTTATATGTGTTACGTAACTCATTTACAGTATTGTTGTACGTTATCTCCTCTGTCATTTGTCGTTTCTGCTCACCTAACGCATTGTTCACCACATTATTCATCATTTGAACATCTTGGTTCATTCTGAATTTAAATGAGGGTGATTCTGCATTATAGTAAGCATCCCAAGGGTTAAAATCCTCAGCAGGTAAACCTTGCTGAGCTTCTTGCTGCGGCTGTTGTTGTGGTTGTCCATTTATGTTTTTCTGTAAAACGTCAACGAGGTCAGGTCTTGATTCTAACAAATCCCCCAGAGGTTCAAGCCTTTTAAGCTTTTCATTCTCTGCTTGGGTTCTGTCATACATTGACTGGAATTTGCGGGCTTCGATTTCCCACTCACTCTCTGGAATAATTTCCTGTTGTACCTCTACTTCTGGAGCTGAAAAATCAACCGTCTCTTGCGATTCGGGAGATTCTGCATATTGTCCATCAGTTTCTGTTCTTACGTCTCCAACTATATCTGGGCCACTATCAACTAAACCGTCAGCTACGGGTTGGGCCTCTGTCTGTGCATTGTCCATTTGGTCTCCTTTAGATGTCTCTAAGCTTCTGGAGCTGAACTAGCATCTGCTCTAACATTTGCTAATTTCTCCGCTTCGAGCTTCACCTTTGTTTGTAGATTATTTAACTGAACTCTTCTATCAGCTTTGGCGTCTGAAGCAATATCTGTAAGTCGAGATTTAAACTTTTCAACCTCAACTCTTTTCCTGTCGCTAACAGACTCCCTTTGGGCAGTCTGGAGGTCTCCCTCCAAATTCTTTATTTGCTCACTCATAGCCTGAACCTGCTGCATGAGTTGGTTCTTCTCATCGGTTCGGCGTAGGATAGCTTCTTTATCAAATATTTCTGGATTCTTCTTCAACACTTCTATTTTATCTACAATACCCATCTGGTAAGCCTCCATGTAAACACCAAGCTCTGCCCACTTATTAGTTGGCAATGTAGAACCCGGTTCAATACGTATATCGTGTTGTCCTAAATTATGTCGTTCTTTTTTAATATCTAAGATGGCGCCTGTTTTGTCATCATAATGATTGACCATAGCTTCGGTCATATCATTATTAGCACTGTTTAAACGGAACATCTTTTTATAAGTATAATGACCTTTAGCTAAATTATATAAAACCTGCCCAAGCCTATTGATACTAAATTCAATATCTCTTAGTTTAGATTTGGGTCTTTCAGTACCTAAAGCAATCATTCTTTCAGTACCCTTAACTGTCTCCGGTGCCTTCTCGGCAAAGCCGTGCATCATCTCCGGTAAGCCAAAAGTAAAGTCAATATAAAACTCACATTGCTGAATTAGCTTATAAAACTCTCCAGCTAATGGCTGAGGAGCTGGGAAATGTGGTTCTCCCTGTGTAGAGTCTACTTCTATGACTGCATTGGGGTTAGCCCAATCTCTTTCTAACTGTCCTAAATCTTCCACACTTCCTAAAGGTACCAATAGTTTTAATCCACCTGAGGCTTGAGCGTGGGAAAGAGCCAACGACCACAGCTTATTTAATAATCGCTGCATTGGTCTGGCGCGAGACACATCTGATTTTGGATAAGGGGTCTCTGTAAAAATGTTTGGAATCGGTATAACTGGATAATGGTCAGTATTCAATATTGTTTCATATAGAACGACCTGAGCAATGGTCGCACACACTTTAACGCGCGTTTGCTTAACTGGTATCACTTGATACTGGCTGGCCTCTATCTGCTCTCTGTTATTCTCTATAAATTCTTGATATTCCTCACTACTAAAAATAACTTCCTCACCCGTCTGCATATCAATAACACGGTAAAAATCAACCTTAACTTTATAGAATCTCTCTAAGATTTGATATTTCTGTCTTTCAAAATAATCTAAATCCTTCGCTTCTGCTGGAGTGAAGATTTTCTTTCCATTATTGTTCATTGCCTCAGGATAATCTTCTTCTAAATAGGTCTCAAGGTCTTGTATGATACCCGTTTCTTTTTCGCCTGTTTCTGGATTTTCCTGTTCGCCTAATTCTGGGTAGAGGCTGACGACCTGTTCACCGGTGAGGATTGTAGAGAGGATAACACCTTCGGCGTCATCGAACCACCTATTTCGAGTATTCGGAGAGACATATACCCTGAACGGGTTTACGTAAGTGAACTTGACATCGCCTCTACCAAAGTCTGATTCCGGGTCTATATAGGTATATAAATAACCCATTCCGGTAGTAGCGTAATCGTGAATTGCCTGTCTTAACTGCCAGTCTCCATTAGAGTTACCCCAAACATATCCCATGATGGTTCTCCATACAGAAGCCACCTTTACGTCAGAATCTTCTCTAGGCGTCATCGTAAACGCAGGTGGTCTGGACGTTAATACTGCTTTAAATTTTTCAATAGCTGGGCCAATCCTATCCATGGGCACATCAGCTTGATTGCGAGATTGTAGCTCATCTACCTCATCGCTGGTAAAATGATTACCATGATAAAAGTCAACATCATATCTGGCTTCCGTATCCCAATCGGAACGGGCATTACGCCAGCGACGATATAAATCTTGGTTGTATTCGGCTCTTTTGTCTTTATCTAATACCACTAATCATCCTCATTGGCTAGTCGCTGCACTAAAGCTCTGTTAATTAAACCTTTAACCTGTGGATTTAAAGTTTGAGGTGCGATTCCTTTTCTATACAATAATGCTTGTTGCCTCTTAGATAATGGGGTTGCGAAGCCAAAAGCCGCTAAATAAGCAGTGGAAAGTTTTGGAATCTCATTGACTTCTGCTTCTTCTGTGGACATCACACCGTCTTTTACAATATACGTATCTACCGGCTTAACTCTCCTATCTTGACCTGCAGCCGCCATTAGAGAATCACTAGCTTGAGGTGGCCCTCCATACTCCATCGCCGCCTCAAACTCAGGACGACTTATAGAGCCGAGTTGCGGAATATCTGTCACCTCTCCCATATTCTCGGGGCCCCTTCTTTCTAACCGTTGCCCCGCACCAAGCTGACCACCATTCGCATACATCACAGGGCCACCCTGTTGATACATTACGGGGCCACCAGAATACATATTCTCCCGACCAGTTCTGGGCAGCAGAGATTTCTTCAGCTTCTGCTTATGCTTTAAAGAATCAAGTACAGCATTAATAGTGTCACCAGTAAAAGGGTTAATACTTTGATTAACGTCCCTTATCATTATCTGTTTTAGGACACTATCCATATTTGCAGGGGCTGGTGGGCCATATACTTGAGGATTACGTATTTCTTGTTGTTTACGTGGCTGAATCTGTCCACC